CAGGATGCCAAGGACATTGTCGAGCTGACCCAGGACCATCTGCTGCAGGCCATCCGGCAGCGTTAGCCGCGCACCCCGAAAAATGGCCCCTCAGAGGCGTTTTGGGCCTGACAGCCACAGCCACAACACCCGCGACCCCTTAAACGCGCCTGGTGGCCCATTTAACGGTCTTTAACGCATCGCTGCCCGAACCGGGGTTTGCAGGGTGATTCGCCCCCGGTTTAGGGTATGCCTGCCGGCCCGATTCGCCCTCCCGTCTGCCGGCATTCCCTTAAAGCCCTTTAAAAGAGTCTGAGCGGCCCGCTGCCGATGATGGCGGCATGGCCAAGCTCCTCGCCGCTCTCTGTTTCGAACTCCCCGCCGTCCAGGCTGGGGCGCCGGTGCCTGACTGGGTCGAGCTGATCCCGGCGCCCGGCCCGGACGGCCTGATCCAGGGCATCGACGGTCGCGCCTGGAAGATGGACGCCGCCGCCGTCGCCGGCCGCAAGCCGCATGACCTGGCAATCGACATCAACCATTCCACCGAGCGCGCGGCACCGCTGGGCCAGCCGTCGCCGGCCGTGGGCTGGATCGAGGAGCTGCAGGCGCGGGATGCCGCGCTGTGGGGGCGAGTGCGCTGGCTGACCGAGGGCGTCAATGCCGTGTCGGGTCAGCAGTACCGCTACCTCTCGCCGGTATTCCTCCATGACGCGCAGGGCCGCATCCACCGGCTCAAGACCGCTTCGCTGACCAACACCCCGAATTTCACCCTGGCGCTGAACAGCGCCGAAGACCCGGAGACCGATATGACCATTGCCGCCGCCATCCTGGCAGCCCTCAGCCTGTCCGCCGATGCGGGCGAAGCCGACGCCGTTGCCGCTATCGACAAACTGAAGGGCAGCTTGCACACGGCCGAGAACAGTGCCGCCGAGCGCACCAATCTGACGCTGTACATCCCGCGAGCCGACTACGACCAGGTGCTGCAGCGCGCCGAGAACGCCGAGCAGACGCTGAAGCAGCGTGAGAAGGCGGATCACAGTGCCAAGGTCGAGATTGCGATTCAGGGCGCGCTGTCGGCCGGCAAGATCGCGCCCTCCTCGGTCGAGTACTACCGCACTGCCTGCAATGCCGAAGGTGGCCTGCAGGCGTTCGAGAAGTTCGTGGCAGGCACCGCGCCGATTGTCGATCCCAGCAAGCCCGATCCGACTAAGCCGGCCTCAATGTCCACCGCGCTGAACGCCGAGGAAAAGGCTACCTGCGCGGCGATGGGCATCACTGAAGAGAAGTACGTCGCCGAGCGCGACAGCCTGCGCGCCGCAGGCCTCATCCGTTAACGCAGTCGCCAACGCGACCGCTCTTTCACGCACCGGAGACACCGATGATCATTACCCCCGCGCTGCTGACGCAGCTCTTCGTAACCTTCAGCGCTGCCTTTAAGGAAGGCTTCGCGCAAGCCCCCAGCTACTGGCAGCGCGTCGCCATGCTGGCCCCTTCCAACAGCAAGTCGACTACCTACGGTTGGCTGGGACAGTTCCCGCAGTTCCGCGAATGGGTCGGCGACCGTGTTCTGAAGGATCTGGCGGCGCACGGTTACAGCCTGACCAACAAGGACTTCGAGAGCACTGTCAAGGTCAAGCGCACCGAGATCGAGGACGATGCGGTCGGTGTATTCGGCCCGATCTTCACCGAGATGGGCCGAGCTTCCGGCGTCTTTCCGGATGAGCTGACCTTCGCGGCGCTGCTCGCCGGCTTTGCCACCGCCTGCTACGACGGACAGTACTTCTTCGACACCGATCATCCGGTGTATCCAAACGTCGATGGCACCGGCACCGCCGCCAGCGTCAGCAATTTCGGCGGCGGCGCCGGCACGCCCTGGTTCCTGCTGGACACCAGCCGTGCGATCAAGCCGTTGATCCTGCAGGAGCGCAAGAAGCCGGTCTTCACGGCGATGACCAAGCCCGACGACGAAGCGGTCTTCATGACGAACGAGTACCGCTACGGCGTGGACTGCCGCTACGCCGCCGGCTATGGCCTTTGGCAGCTGGCCTACGGCAGCAAGCAGACCTTCAACGCTGCGAACTTCGAGGCAGCCTGGGATGCGATGCGCGCATTCAAGGCGGACGGCGGTCGCCCAATGGGCCTGAAGCCGAACGTGTTGGTCTATCCGACCAGTCTGCGCTCTGCGGTGGAGGCCGTGATCCTCAAGCAGAACCTGGCCAGCGGCGAGAGCAACACCAACTACAAGCGCGTCGAGCTGCTCGAAGTCGAGTGGCTTGGCTAATCCATACCCGCAGCCCGAGAACGCCCTGGCAGCCGTGCGGCGCTGACCAGGGGTAAGAGCAACGGGGGCCGGCGTCGCACCTTGCCGGCCCCTGACCACGGAGAAAACCATGTCCGAAGTAAAAGATCAGAAGCCGACGAAGTTCGTCAGCCCGGCGCTCACCATCACCTCAAAGGTCGCTGGCTTCCGGCGCGCCGGTATCGCCCATCCGGGAACGCCCACCGATCACAAGGCCGGTACGTTCTCGGAAGAGCAGCTGGAGCAGCTGAAGGCCGATCCGAACCTGATCGTCGTCGAGAAGGCGAAGTAAGCCAGGCCGCGTCGTGACCTACGCCACCATCACCGATCTGATCGCATCGCTGCCACGCGGTGAGCAAGAGCTGATCGAGCTTACCGACTTGGCGCACAGCGGCGCCTACGACCCGGTGAAGGTGGAGTTTGTGATGCGCACGGCGACGACGACGATCGACGCGCACATCGGCACGCGATACCCGCTGCCCCTGCCATTGCCCCTACCGCAAAACACCGCCGACCTGCTCCGAGACATCCAGTGCAAGCTCGCACGCGCCGAACTGTACGGCGACAAGATGCCGGAGGAGATCGGCACGCGCCGGGACAATGCGCTGAAGCTTCTCTATCGGATCGCTCGCGGCGAGGTGTCGCTGCAGCTTCCGGAGCCATCGCAGCAAGCTGGGCTGGTGGTGGGCGGGGAAATTCTCGTGTCAGGCCCGGATCGGGTGTTCGGTCGAACGAACATGCGGAGTTGGTGATGCAGCTGGACGACTACCTGGCTGCCGGCGACCTGATCGAGCAGGACCTCCGCAGCTCCATCGAAAAGGTAACGGTCGGCACCGCCGCCGATCTGGAGCAGATCGAGACGCTGGCGCAACGGGGGCCGGGCTTGTTCGTGGTGTTCGACACCTTCGTTCCGATTCAGGAGGGCGACAATCTCGGGATCGAAGTGGAAACCGAACAGACCTGGCTGGTCGTCGTCGCCGTCAGAAACGTCAGCGATGTCAGAACCGGCAAGGGTGCACGCCAGGAATGTGGCCGCCTGGTCATGAAGGTGATGCGCCGCCTGCAGGGGCGACTCATCGACAAATCGCTGACGCGCTTGAGGTTGGCCCGTCCGCCGCGCGCTGTATACCTCAATGGCTTCATGTACGTCCCGGTGGCCTTCACAACCAAGGTGAAGGTTACGGGCGACGCTGTTATTTCCGCCAATCACCGGAGCACTTCATGAGTCTCGCAAAGTTCAACAAATCGTTCATCGGCCTGGCCGACTTTTATGGAAAGACCTATGCCAGTCTCGGCACGGCTCGTCCCTTTGGCTCGATCGACAAGTGCGATCTCGCCTTCGAAGTGGAGATGCAGAAGGAACGTAACTACGGCCGCGATGGCGGCATGCTCAAAACCAATGAGCGCGTGACCAGCATCGTCGCAACGCTGAGCTTCCAGTCGCTGTCCCTCCCGAATCTCGCTATCGGGATGCGTGGATCGCTGCGTAGCGAAAACACTGGCACGGTTACCGATGAAGAGCATACGGTCACGGTTGGCGGCTTCATCCGCCTGAAGGGCATCAGCCAGACCAACGTCGTGCTGAAGAACAACGCCGGCGACGTGACTTATGTCGATGGCGTGCACTACCGGCGCGGCGGCAGCGGCATCCAGATTCTGGACGGCGCAACAGAGACGATCCCGGCCATTGCTGACGCAGCTGTGGTGAAGGTCAGCTACACGCACGCCGGCATCGACGTCGTCGAAGCGCTGACGGCTGCCCAACCCGAGATGACGGTCCACTTCGACGGCCTGAACGAGGCAGAGGGTGGTGAGAACGTGGCGGTAGACTTCTGGCGCTGGAAGCCGAGCGTACTGAAGAGCCTGTCTTTGATTGGCAACAACTTCGCCCGTGCCGAGATTTCCGGCGATCTGCTGCTCGATCCGACCCAGAACTTGCCGGGCCGCAGCAAGTTCTTCCGCTGGGTCAGCCAGCAGGCGGCCTGATGAGTCGGCGAAGGCGGGACGCGAGCGCCCACGCGTTCGTCACTACGGCCGAGGCGCCGGCTGAAGTCCTGGAAGGGGCGGGCAACACGCCCGCCCCTTCGACCCTGGTGGCTGTCACGCTAGTCAGGCCGCATACCCACGCCGGCCGAGACTACGCCGCTGGCGCGGTCATCGAGGTCGTACCCGACACGGCGGATTGGCTGGAGCAGCTTCAGGTAGCGCATCGATCCGCCTTCGCAGTGGCGGCGGCTGCCGACATCGAGCAACTCGAACAACTACGCGAGTCGATCGCCGCTGTCACCTCGTCTGCCTGAATCCTTGACGCATGAGCACGTCGCTTGAACTCGCTCTAAAGCTCAAGACTGCCATCGAGGGCGCAGAATCTCTGCGCTCCTACATCGAGCAGATCGAGCAGCTCGGTGGCGATGCAAGCGAAAGCGCCAAGGAAGCCGCGACACTTGCTCAGCGCCTAGAGGACCTGACGCGTCGCGCTGCCGCTATCGAGGCGTTTAAGAAAGTCTCCTCAGAAGCGGGCGAGGCTGCGCAGCAGCTGCAGGCGCTGCAGGATGAACTGGATGGTCTGACTGCCCAGCAAGCGACCCTGCAGCGCAACCTGGACGCGACCCGCGATGCATTGTCACGTGCGCGTGCCGCCGGCTCTGACTTGGAGGAACAGGCTAGGCGTCAGGTCGTCGCAATCAAGGAACTGCAGTCTGCCCATATCGATCAGGCGAGAGCGCTGAGCGAGGCTCAGAAGCAGCAAAGGGAGGCGACACAACAACTCCGCAGCGCGGAGTCGGAAGAACTGAAGCGCGCGACGGCGCTGGAACGATCGACGACGGAGGTAGTCAAGCTCAGCGCCGCTGTCGAGCGCGCTCGGGATAAGCAGCGAGATCTGACGCAGCAGGTACTAGCCGCCGAAAATCCAAGTAAAAGCCTGATAGAGCGCCACGATCAGGCAACGCGGGCCGTCGAGGGCCTTGCTAATCGTCTGGAGTTCGCGCGTTATCAGCAGACGGAAGCAACGCGTGCCGTCGCTGCTGCAACAACAGCGACTGATGCGCAGAGGGGCGCTCTCGCCCAGGCGCAGACACAGACCTCGGCCAATGCCGCCGCCCTGGCTGGGCTCAAAGAACAGCTCAACGCTGCTCAGTCAGCCGCCAAGCAGACGGATGACGATATCGCTGCCCTGGACAAAACGCAGCGCAGTCTGGAGCGTGCGATCCGGGCCGACGAAGCTGCCCTGAAGGATCAGACTGCAGCGGCTGCCAAGCTCCAGCCCGAAATCACGAAGGCCGCTGCCGCTCAGGCTGATATGGCGGTCAAGGTTGACCAGGCTACGAAGGCCCTGCGATATGCCGGAATAGACGCGAAGAACCTGGCCAACGAAGAGCAGCGCGTCACCCGAGAGACGATCGCGGCGAAATCGGCGATATCGGAGCTGGGACAAGCGCTGGAGGTTCAGCGGGACGAACTGCTCGCCAACGCCTCCGCTTCGTCTGAGACGGCTCGAAAGACCAAAGAACTGGGCGACGAAAAGGCAGCGGCGGGAGGGAAGACAAAGGGCTTTACCGGATTCCTGCGGGAGCACATGTCCACTGTCGGCGCGCTTGCGACGACGTACTTGTCCCTCTCCGCCGCGAAGCGCGCCCTGTTCGAAATTCTGGCGACCGGTGGCGAGTTCGAAAAGTTCGGCAAGCAATTGACTGCAGCGTACCGAGACGCAGCTGCCGGCGATGCTGCCTTCGCATGGGTGCAGAAGTTCGCCCGCGATACGCCTCTCGAACTTAATCAGGTTCTGGACGCAACGATCAAACTCAAGAGCTTCGGCCTCGATCCGATGGACGGAAGCCTCCAATCGCTGGTTGATCAAAGCGAGAAGCTCGGTGGCGGCCAGGAAAAACTGACGCGCATCATCACCGCTGCTGGTCAAGCCTA